CACACTTTTTTTCTTAAGTAAAATATCATGCAGATTTACAAATTATAAATTTGTTGATAAAGCAATAGATATGTGGCGTGATGTTGATGTACTTATTACTACTGACCCTGAAATTTTAAATGTAGGTACACCTTGGGGTAAAAAATTAATTAAATTAAAAAGACCATATAATGAAAATATTTATACTGGTTTTTTAGAAGTATTACAAATTGCAGATTTAATTGATAACAAATATTTTGAAAAAATAATTAAATATAAAAATAAATAAAATGAGTGAAGAAATAAAAAATGCAACACAAGTTGCTGAATTAGAAAAAATAGAAAAAATTAAGGTATCATTAGATAGAATAGTAAATAAAAAATCAAAATTTTTATTTTGTGTACCTGAATCTACTAATCCTGTTGCAAGTGTATATGAACTTTATTTTCATGCCACTGTAGTAAAAAATATGGGATATGAAGTAATAATTATGGTAGAAAAGGGTGATTATGTTATACCTGTTTGGATTGAAAAAGAACTTACAAATCATAAACATGTACCTATGTCAGACCCTAAACTTACTGTAGGTCCTGAAGATATTATGATAATTCCTGAAGTATTTTCAAATGTAATGGAACAAACTAAAAATTTACCTTGTGTAAGAATAGGTCTATTACAATCGGTTGATTATATGATTAATTCATTAATTCCGGGTACTGATTGGTCTTCATTTGGTATATATGATATCATTACCACCTCTCCAACACTTAAAGAATGGATTGATGTATTTTATGGTAAAAAATTCAATATTAAAACATATAATATTGGAATTCCTGAATATTTTGAAAGGTCAAATATTCCACAAAAGCCAATAATTTCAGTAATTGGTAGAAATGCGAATGAAATTTCAAAATTTGTAAAATTATTTTTTTGTAAATATCCACAATATAGTTGGGTAACATTTGACCCAATGGTTACAAAAAGCAAACCACCACAACCAATGCGTAGAGTTGACTTTGCTAAAAGATTACAAGGCAATTTTGCTGCAGTTTGGATTGATAGAATTGCAAGTTTTGGTACATTTCCTCTTGAATGTATGAAATCTGGCACAATTCCAATTTGTTTAAAACCAGATATTATGCCTGAATATATGATTGAAAGAGATGAAAATGGTACACCAATTAAAGCAGTTGAAGGTGCTGGTGTATGGACTGATAATTATTATGACCTTCCTGTATTAGCAGGTGATGTACTTGTTAAATTTTTAGATGATAATATTAGTCCTGAATTATATGATTTAATGGAAAAAAATGCATCTAAATATAATCAAAACGATAGTGAAAAGCAATTAGTGGAAATTTATTCTAATTATATAACACAAAGAATTAATTTATTTCAGAATGTAATACAACCAATACAAGAAACTAATATAATAGAACCACCTGCTGTATCATAAAAATAATTATAAAATTTAAATAAAAATAAACATGAACGTTTCAATAATAATTCCAATACATGAATATAATGACCAGATTTCAAGTCTTTTAGATAAGGCAATCGAATCTATTAATAAACAAGAAAATATAACCGAATTACCTGAAGTACTTATAGTATATCCATTAAATCTTGATGGTGAAATTATTCCATTTAAAGATTCTATGCTTCGTAAGTATCAAGATAAAATTAAATTTAATTTAATACAAAATCAAGGTAAAACTGATTATCAATCACAAGTTAATTTAGCAGTTGATGCTGTAACTACTAATTATTTTTCAGTACTTGAATTTGATGATGAATATGGTACAACATTTTTTAGAAATGTAGAAAAATATATTCAAACATATCCAGAAATTGATATTTTTCTAACCATGATGATTGAAGTTAATGAAAAAAATGAGGGTATTAAATTAACAAATGAAACTGTTTGGGCACAACAATTTGTTGGTGAAAATGGCGAAATGGGTTATTTAAATGCTAATTCATTAAAACAATATTCTGATTTCAAATTAAGTGGCGCAGTAATTAAAAAATCTGACTTTATTAATCTCGGTAAATATAAATCTAATATTAAGTTAGCATTTATGTATGAATATTTACTTAGAGCATTAAATAACGCAAGTAAAGTATTTACAATTCCAAAAATTGGTTATAAACATCTATCAACACGTGAAGGTAGTATGTTTGATAGCTATTTAAAAAATATGCCAGTAGATGAAAGAAAATTTTGGTTTGAAACAGCAACTAAAGAATCTAATTTTTCTAATGATAGAGTAATCGACATGTCAAGACTTCAAAAATTAATTGTCGAATAAATAATTTGATTATTTTGATTCTATGATAAATGAAAGAAAATGAAAATGAATTCGAAGTTAGTGTACCATATTTTGCAGAAAAGGAAGAACAAGCAGTTATAGATTATATAAATTCTAATTCTTTAGAAGAAAAGAATAAAATTTATAATGAAATTCTTATTGAACCTTTTAAAAAAATGATACAATCCATATTAAGACGATATCCCATTCATATTGGTAATTACGATATGAGTGAGGTTGAATCAAATGCTCTTACACATTTAATCGAGCATATGGTAAAATTCAATCCAAATAAAATTACTAAATCGGGAAATAAAACAAAAGCATTTAGTTATTGCCAAACAATAATTAGAAATTATTATAAAGACCATAGCAAAAAAAGTTATACTGAAAAGAAAATTAATTTATCTTTTGATGATTATATTGATGAAATTAATCAAAATGTTGAATATACCTATGAAATTGAAACAGAAAGTCAGCATCAACTTGAGAAATTAATTAATTCTGTAATATCCAAAATTGAAGATAAAATCAATAATGACCCAATAATGAAAAGAAATGAAATTATTGTTGGTGATGCAATTGTTAATGTATTAAAAAATTGGCAAGTATTATTTATGGAAGATACTCCAGAAGGAAAATATAATAAAAGAGTTACAAATAAATTTGCTAAAAATAAAATTTTATTATATTTAAAAGAACAAACAGGATTATCCACAAAAGAAATAAGAATAGGCATTAAACCATTTAAAGAAATATATTTTTTACAAAAAACAGATTTTTTGGATGATTAAAATTTATCAAACAATAATTGATAAAAGTCATGGTAATTGTATGCAAGCAGCAATTGCCAGTTTACTTGAATTATCTCTCGAAGAAGTACCAAATTTTAATACATTAGGACACGAATGGTTTAATACGTTTTATCATTTTTTACATAAATATGGATATAATTATGATGGTGGTCTTTATAATAATAATCAATATAGAACAATAAATAAAAGAGAAGGAATACCAACTGTTAAATTACGAACCGAATTTTATAGATTAAAAAATATGGAAGGAGTTAAAGGATATTTCTATGCAAGTGTATATTCACCTAAATATTATAATCCAAATGATAAACCACCCACAACACATGCAGTTATTATTGATAAAAATTTAAATATTGTACATGACGTTAATCTTGAAAATATAAATATTATAAATTATCCAGAAAGTAAAAAACTTAAATATAATGGAATTCTTGATATTTTTATGATAAATCCACTTTCTAATTAATGTGTATTTATATGTACTAAAACTATAAAATTATGCCAAGACCAACTCGTAAACAATTAAAATTTGATGAAGAAAGCGTAAATAAATTACTTCAAGAAATTTATGACGAATCTCATAACATAAAAGCAAAAATTACTAGACTTTTTACAAAATGGGAAACTAAAGTAAAAGAAAGTGGCGAAGTTCAAGCTATTGGTGACCAAATTGTAAAATTAATTGCTGCTGAAGCTAAAAACCAAGACCAAGAAATCATGTTACTTCGTTATTTAAAAGAAGTTGTTTTTGATAATAAGGTTGGTGGTTTTAATAATAATTATAAAAGCAATAGAGAAGAAGAAAAGAGTGAAGTAACTACTGACAGAAGAAACGAATTACTTAAATTCGTTGCCGATGAATTGGAGAAAAAAGAAAATAAAAAAAAATAACGAATAATGAGTTTATCTGATAACAAAAGAGGTGTTTTTACCACTATTGGTGCATATACTTCATTAAATCAACAACAAAAAACACCAAGGTCAACTGATTTATATCCATCTGTTAATAATAAAAAAGATATAATTCCGTTTTTACTTGATGTATTAAAAACTGTTGCTGGTAGTGAAGCGTTAAAATTAGTGGTGGGACAAATGCTTACAAAAGTTGTTGGTAATTCAGAACCAAAATTAAAAACAGCACTAAAAAAACAATTTATACATTCAAATTCTGGGGATGCATTACCATCAACATATGCATCAGACGGTGTTATAATGCCAGTAAAAAATGTTGATACCACAGGTAAATATAAAGTTGATAAAAATTCAAGTGAAGGTAGTTTATTATATAATACTTCTACTCCAAATTTTGATAGTTCAGCACATGATGCTATTTTAAATTCTGGTACTGATACTCCATATAATAATATGACAATTAATTATAATGCAACATCAGATAGTTTTAATATAAAACCCCATAATAGTAGTAGTTCAAATATTGGTGATTATTTTAGTAATTATATTGATAATGCGCAAATACTTGACCAGAAAGAAATTGTAAGTAATACTATGGATAGTATTTATGGTACACTTACAAATAAACGAAATAAAACAATACAACAAACATACGATGAATTACAAATTCAAAAAATGTTGGAACAATTATTAAATGATGATGATTCATTTACAATTTCACCAAGTGATTATGCAGATTTACTTCAAAAAGCACGTGAAATGGTTGATGGTGTTGTAAATTATGATATGGGTTGTGGTATTATGCCAGCACAATTATCGTATGATGATTTTAAAAATTTAGTTTCATCAATATCTGGGTCAACTGACCCATTTGCAGTTGGTAATGCCGTAGAAGCAACAATTGACCAAAGTAATAATACAGAAACATCTACAGAAAATAAACAAACAATAAAAGATGGATTTTTTCAAAAAATAATTGGTGCAATTACAATGGCAATGTTATTAGCTGTAACTACTGCACCACAAATTAGAGTATTATTGGGTGTAATGAGTGCTTTTGAAAATAATGGAGTTGTATTAATTAGCAATCCAAAGGATGATATGAAAAAATTTAAGATTTGTATTAAATGTATTGCAAAAGAAATAATAAAAATAGTTGCAGAATTTATTTTTGCATTAGCAATTTTATATCTAATAAAATTATTAACACCAGTAATAAAAAAAGTAATTAAAGAAAAAATAAATCAATATATTAATATAATTTTAAGTTTAACTGGTACAAGTAATATTGCATCAAGTTTAACAGGATAAATTTTAAATAAATAATATGATAGTAGACCAAAAATTAAACAAACAGTTTGTGGGCGTTTATCTCATTGATAATGGTGATATAGAAGGCACACAACTCGCAACAACTGTAAAACCAAATTGGTTCAGGATACTGATGACCAAATGGTTTTTGGGTTGGAAATGGATTAGTATTAAAGAACTAAAGGCAAATAAGTAACATGGCAATTGATTATAGTAGTATTAATGCAATTATTGGGGGATTTAATAAAGTATTAAGTCTTTCATCTCTTGGTGGACCGCCACCTATTCCAACACCAATGATATTAATTGGTGTTCCATTACGTCCCGGTCTATCACCAACTAAAATTGCATCACGTATTATTGCCAGAAAAAGTGAAGCGGGATTACCTGTTGGTGTTTTACCTTCAGGTGGTGTTAATCCTGATGAAATTATGGAAAGAATTCGAATTGAAGAAATAATCAAAGCATTTCAACAGGATGCTGTTATTACTGTAGCAGTTCCACCCGGAATAACTCTCACAGGAACAGGCACTTCACCATCAGGACCTGTTTCTGTGTATGGTTCAACAATAATAATAATGACTGCATTTGGAGTAATACAATAAATAACATGAAAGTACAAACTAATTATGAACCCAAAAGAAAAGATAGATTTGCAATTAAATTTAATGACATTAATATTGAACCATTTGTGGTACAAAATATAATATTACCAAAATTAATTAATAATAAATGGAAGATTATAGCAAATATACGCCAATTGAATTACTTAAAATAGGTAATGATATTAAAACAAAACATGATGCTTTAAAGCAAGAAATTGTTGATTATAGTTTTCAAATAGAAGAGCTTGAAAAATTAATCAATGAAAAACTTGTATTATTAGATGAACTTGAAAAAAATTATGTTGTGATAATTGAAAAAATAACAATATAAATATGTCATATAATAAACCATATATACAAACAAGTAATCCTAACAAACAACAGCAACCCACAATTACTCCACAAAGAACAATATACTATGGTGAAGTTATGAGTATTGATGATGATGCTGATGGTGGTAGAATTAAAGTAAAAATACCAGATTTAGATAATCGTACAACAGATATTAATGATTTACCTTGGTGTTATCCATTAATACCCAGATTTATTTATCAGTATCCTCAAATTGGCGAATTAGTTAGAGTATTTCTTGAAGATATTAAATTTCCAATGAGAAGTCGATTTTGGACAGGTAGTATCATATCTCAAATACATAAAATAGGGTTTGATTCTAAATTTACCGCAACATCTACAACAAATTATGCATTAGTTAATCCAGAAAAAGCAGCATCAACATATCCTGATGCTGATGGCGTATTTCCAATAAAAACTGATATTGCAATTATTGGTAGAATTAATACTGATGTAATATTAAGAATAAATGAAGTACATATTAGAGCAGGTAAACATGAAAATGATAACATATTAAAATTAAATACAAAAAATCCTGCTGAAATTAGTTTAGTTTTTGAACCAATAAATAATACAACAACTGCTACTATAAATAATACATCAACTTGTTATTATAGTAATACTATAATTACAAGTGATAAAATTGCAATAATTTCACATACTGGAAATCCACAATTTAAAGCAGCAAGACTAACTTCTGATGATAGAACAAGAATATTTAATGAAGGACATCCACTTGGAAGAGGGGATATTATTGTCGAAGCATTAAACGTTTTTAGAGATGCAATAATTAATCATATACATGGATATTCAGTACTTCCTGCCGATAAATCAGCTATCATCAATAAATTAGAACAATTACAATTAGACCTAATATTACAAAAAAATATTGTAATTAATTAATTAATTTATACCTTTACAATCTATGAATATTCAAATACCTAATGAATTATTTACATCATTTAATGATATTACATTTTATGATGAACCACATAAATATTATATTGATGGTAAAGAATTAATATCTGTAACTACTTTAATTCATAAATATCAAGAAGATTTTGATGAAGAATTTTGGTCTGATTGTAAAGGTAATGAATTTAATATAAGTCCCGAAATAATTAAAAGAGCATGGAATTTTATAAATAAAAAAGGTACTATTAAAGGTTCTGCAATACATGATTATGCTGAAAATCTATTTCAAAATAAAATATTCGAATATCCAAAACAATTAATTTTAAATGAATTTGGTTTTGACCCTGTATTAAGTGAATATTTAATAACAAAAAAACATGTTGATAAATTTTATAATGATGTACATAATAAATTAATACCAATTCGAACTGAAATGATTGTATATGATAAAGAATCATTGATTGGTGGAATGCTTGATATTTTATTTTATAATATTAAAATGGGAGTGTTCCAAATTTATGATTGGAAAACAAATAAAAAATTTAGTAAAGAAAATAAAGGAAGACATTTACTTAATGAATTATATTTATTAGAAGATTGTGATTTAGAAACATATTCATTACAACTTGGTTTATATAAATATATTATTGAAAAAATTACTGGTGTTAAACTTGGTAAATCATATATTGTTTGGTTTTCACATAATAATGATTCATATGAATTAATTGAAGCTAAAGATAGGTCATATTATGTTAATCTAATTATGAATAATAGAATTGCTGAATTATCTACATTAAAAAAGCCACAATTAAGTGGCTTTTTAATACTTAACTAATTGATTATAAATTAAGTATACATCTCCAAGGTTGAATTTCTAAAACCACGTTTGTTAATTCATCACTACTATAATCATTATCCATAAAATCAATTGATGTAATCATACATTGTTCAAGTGTCCATTTTTCAATTTCAACGCCAGTTGGGTCTAATGCCTTTAAATAAATATCTTTTTTATATCCTGCAGCATAACCCATACGACCTGTAAGTGATTCAGCGTGTAAACGAACCCATTCCATAAGAATTTGTGAAGTAGAAGGACCGATTGGGTCAATAAATGTAATTGACATTGTATCCCATGTATATCTACCAGCTACATAGTTTTGTTCATTCATATATTGAATTGGAACACTATTGATTTTTAATGAAGGTCTTTTGAACTTTTGTACTTGCCATACTTCAAGTCCGATTGTATCTGAGAATTCCGCAAAGAACCTATTAACTCTTTTTGGTTCGTATTTAAACGGAATCGTTCTTATCATTTCTCCTGCCATAGTATTTATATTTATAATTTACGTTAATATTATTATTTTTAAAATTATCTTTACATAATTTAATTATAAATACTATGATTGAGAAAAATATATCAAAATCGGAATTAATTAATTATTTTTTAAATAATAATGGTTCGGGATATAAAACAAAAGAAAAACACATATTAATTAAATTTATTGGTTTGATTGATTTAATTAACAATTATCATGATAATTTTTTTAAAACAAATGATTTTCCATTTACACAAAAATTATATAATTATTTATATAATATAATTGAAATTCCTAAATGTAATAATTGCGGAATACATATTAAATGGAGAGGTATATTTAGTGAAGGTTATTTAACATATTGTTCAAAACAATGTAAAAATTCTAGTAAAATTAGAATTGAAAAAGCAAAAAAAACCTGTTTGAAAAAATATGGTGTTGATTCACCATTAAAATTCAATATCTTTAAAAAGAAAAGAAGTGATACTATTCTAAATAAATATAATATTAGTAATATCTTTGAACATCCAGATATTAAAGAAAAAACAAAACAAACAAATTTATTGAAATATGGGAAAGAATTTGCAATCCAATCAGAAATAATAAAAAATAAAAGAAAAGATAATAATTTCCTTAAATATGGTGTAGAAAATCCATTATCATTAACCATAAATAAACAAAAAAAATCTAAACTGAATAAAGATTATTTTGAAAAAAAAATAAAACAAAGAAATTATATTGTTTTAAATTATTTGGAAAATGATATTATTGTAATAAAACATCCAGATGGTCACATTTTTGAAACACCCAGACATATTGCTAATAATAGATTTAATACAAACGCAGAATTGTCAACAAAATTACTTCCATTGGGTGGTAGTATCTCAACTGGTGAAATTGAAATTAGAGAATTTTTAAAAACCCTAAATATAAATTATATTACTGGTAATAGAAGTATATTGTTTGGTAATGAAATTGATATATATTTACCAGATAATAAATTGGGTATTGAGTTCGATGGACTTTATTGGCATTCAAATTTATTTAAAGATAAAAATTATCATCTCAATAAAACTGAAGAATGTGAACAACTAGGCATACAATTGCTTCATATCTTTGAAGATGAATGGATATACAAAAAAGAAATTGTCAAGTCAATTATTAAATCTAAATTAGGTATAGTTGAAAATAAAGTTTTTGCAAGAAAATGTGTTATCAAAAAAATTGATAATATAACTTGTTCTAATTTCTTAAATAACAATCACATACAAGGTAATATTAATTCTAAGGTTAAAATTGGTTTGTTTTATAATAATGATTTAGTGTCGGTTATAACTTTTGGTAAAAAACGTATTGCAATGGGTAATAAAACCAATATTGAAGGTGAATATGAGATGTACAGATTTTGTAATAAACTTAATACAAGTGTTATTGGTGGGGCAAGTAAGTTATTAAGTTATTTTACAAAAAATTATAAACCTAAGTCAATTTTAACATTTGCAGACAGAAGATATAGTCAAGGTAATTTATATAAACAATTAGGATTTAATTATATAAAAAATACTGAACCTAACTATTGGTATTTCAAAAAAAATGAAATAATTAGATATTATCGTTTTAAATTTAGAAAAGATGTTTTGGTTAAACAAGGTTTTGATAAAAATAAAACAGAAAAGGAAATAATGCAAGAAAATCAATATAATTATATATATGATTGTGGTAACATGAAATATATGTTAATTTATTAATTTTATATTATTCAGGTAATCTACCAGTTCTTTGATACATTCTAAATTCATCCTTACCAAGACTTTCAATAGTTCTTTTTGGTTTTATTGCAACATCAATTTTTATTTTAATTGGTTCATTAACTAATTCAATTTTTGGTAATTCATTAATTGCTACTTGTTCATCTGAAAGATTATTATTCTCAATAATTATTTCTTGTGGTATATCTAAAAGAATTTCTGGTTGTACTTCAGATTTTTCTTCAACAATTGGTTTATTATCAACTTCTTCTATTTCAATTATTTCTTGTTTTTTAGTTTTTTCTATGGATTGTTCAATTTTATTGATTTTATCCCTTTTACTTTTTTTTGTCATTATTTCTTATTTAAAATTATGTTATTTTTATATAAATACTTGAAAATGAAAAAGACCCACTAAATAAGTGAGTCTTTTCAATTTATAATTTATAAATTATGCTCCAACATCAATAAATTTAATATTGCCACAATCATATATTCTTGGAATTTTTCTTTCTGACATTATTTGATGTTCAGTTTTATTTTTATCAAATCCTTGTTTAACTAAAACATCTTTTCTAAATAAAAATCTATGTTTTCTTTCCTTTCCAACAACATACCAATAATTAGGTGCTGTGTTATATTTTAAATTAAATCCTAATTGTTTATATAAATTACCATTTGAATATCTTCTATTAGCAAAACTAATCACATTAAATGGTTTATATTTTAATTTAAAAAAAGAATATAATTTACTAGCACCGCCAACAACAATAGTATTAAGTTTATTGCAAAAACGTAACATTTCATACACATTATCATTTTTTATTTTATTACCAAGAACGTTTCTTAATTTTCCAAATGTCATAATAGATACTAACTCATTGTTATAATATAATCCTAATTTAATGGATGCATTAACATTACCTTGTATATGATTTTTTATTAAAAATTCGAAGGCTATTTTAGGATTAATTTCTTTTATTTGACATTTTCTTGCAAATATTTTATTATTAATAATACCTAATTTACTTTTTATCATTGATTCAATAATATTATATTTTTCAAGTAATTCATCTTCAAAAAAATGCAATAATGTAATATTTTTTTCTTCACATTTTTTTGTTTTATTAATATGATAATCGTCATTTATATAATATTCGGAATGCCAATGAAGTCCATTTATTTCAATTGCTAAATTATATGAAGGTATATAAATATCCAATTCACCATCAATTGTTTTTCTATCATTTGGAATATAATTAATATTATTATTTTTTAAAAATTTACATATTTTTAATTCAAATGTTGTTCTTGGTGACCCAATTGGTTGTAATATTGTTGATAATTCAACATCATGATTTAATCTATTTACTAATAATTTTCTATTGTTTTCAAAAACATGACCATTAGGATGTGAAACTTTTATATTATCATCATTAAATTCTAATATTGAATATCCTTTTTCTGAAAATCTTTTCTTTAATAATTTATCTCTATTTAGTTGAACTTTTATTAAACCACGATTTATAATTTTATTACCATGCGTAGCATATGTTTTTTTCATATTATGAGTTGCTAATAATCTAATACTATTAACTTTAAATGTACTATCAACACCATATTTTTTAAATACCGCTTCTTTCGACTTTTTAATTCTAATTTCTTTATTTTCTGGAATACTTTGCCAAATTTCTCTACATTTTTTAGAACAAAATTTTCTTTCATATTTTATTCTTTCAATAAATAATTTATTACATATTAAGCAATGTCTATTTTCTTTCGATTTTTTCTTTTTATTTAAACCAGAGCATTTATATGAACAAAATTTTTTCTTTTCTTTCTTTTTTGATTTAAAAATCTTTTCACAATACTCACACTTTTTTTCAACATAAAATTTATTATCTTCTTGTGCTCTATGTGCTAATTTACAATCTTTAGAACAAAATTGTTTTTCCCTTCCTTTTTTTACATAAAAAATATTATTACAATGTTTGCAAATTAAATTAACTATTGTTGCCATATATGATGAATTTATATTTTTACTAACCAATTCGGTTATGCAAATATAAATACTTTAAATAAATAAAAAAAGCCATTAAATATATATTTAATGGCTTTTTAATATAAAATTATAAATTATGCCCCAACATCAGCAAATGATGCACCAGAAGGAGTAATTGTAAATGTAATTCCAATAAATTCAACAGCACGTGTTGGTTTTAAGAATATTTCACCATACAATTCGTTTCTATCCATTGTTTCTGGAGTATTATTTGAATTATCCATTTTAATTCTAAAGTCATTCAAACCTCTTTCTCTCTTAATACTGTCAAGAATAGGATTTGCTTTTGCCAAGAATTGGTCAATTGTTGTTTGGTCATTTTGTTCAAATACAAGTCTGATAGCAATATTTGCAATAAGAACTTTAAT